TGCTATTGTTTACTGGACGCGACAAGGCGGAGGAATCGTCGGGCCGCATACACCTCCTGGGTGGTCAAGAAAAGTTGGAATCTGGGATTGGTTCCGCAAGATGTGCGGTAAGTATGACTACAAGCCAGATTACGAATCCATCGAGCAGTGCTTCCCGGTTGACCGTGCGAATTACCTGCTCGCAGTGAATTGGGTTGTGAATTCTGTTCCGGAAAAGTACGCGTTGCGGATTAACTTCAACGCAGTCAAAGACGTTTTCCAGCGCATTACTCCGGAGCAGCAGCGCCGCATTGTTGAGCTTTTGTATGAAAGGTATCCAACATGAGTATCTGGAGCACAATGGAACCTGATTCGGTTCCTTCCAGCAACAAAGGAATTCAAAGTGTCGATGACTTGCTCTCGTCAACGCTGCACGCAGCGCCGCAAGATGATTACGACGCAGGCATTTCCGCTGCTGCGGGCGTGTCGAAAGTTGACTACAACAAGTTGTACAGCTTCCAGAATGTTATCTCGCATTCAATGGAAGAAGTTCTCAACTCGTGCCCTCGCAAGTTTCAACTTGCAAAGCTTGCCGCCGGCAGCGCAGAGGGTCGCCCGCGCTACAACAATGTTACGTTTGCGTTTGGCCATGCGATCGGCGCAGGAGTTGCAGTCTACGACAAGACGCAAAGTTTGCGCTCTGCGATCTGGGCTGCGTTCCTTGCATGGGATATTGACTTCTTTGCCTACGAGGAACACCGTCCGCCGCGCCCTGATCCGAAGAAATCGTTTGCGTTTGTGGTGTACGCGCTTGAAAAGTACGCAACGTGGCATGCCGAAAACATGATGGATCAGTACGAGGTTGTGGAACTCGAAGCAACCGTGTGCGTGGATCTGGAAACCGGTGACGAGGGCGGAGAATACTACTCTAGTGGCCCTGGCGGCGGAGATGGATTTACACGATACATTCCGACGCAGTACCACACCGGACACATCGACGAATTGCTGCGGCACAAAGTCTCTGGCAATCTTCGCGTGAAGGAGAACAAGACTACGTCGCTCACTGTCGTCGATCCAGCAATGTACGCCAACAGCAACCAGACTCTCGGTTATTCTGTTGTTGTTGCACAGTTTGGCGCGGCAGAGTACGACGTGCTGTACACCGTTTACAGTTCCACGGAAATGCGGTGGATCAGTTTCGACTTTCCGAAGACGCGACTGTCCCGTGCTCAGTGGCTCAAGACAGAGACGCAGCAGGCAGAAGTTATTCGCATCTACGCGGATGATGATTTCTTCCCGATGCGAGGTAGCTCTTGCTATTCGTACAACCGCCAGTGCGAACACTTCGGCAGCTGCAACATGGACTTGAAGCGTCAGTTCGGCATCAAGTTTTCTGAACTTCCAGTCGCAAACCTGGAGGCGCTTCAGCAAGTGGAACACTTCAAGTACGTCACAACCCGCACGGAAATTGTTAAGCAACTCCGTGCAGACCTGAACAAAGGAGGAGACAATGATTCGCAAGATTTTTGAGCGACTCCTCACCGTCTGCATGCTGCCGGTGTTTGTGCTTGGCGGTGTGTGGTATGTTGTCAAGCGAGCTTTCAGCTATGGCTACGATCGAGCCGAGCTTTTCTTTTGGAGTGAGAAATGAATCTCGATGAATTTCAAGACGAAGAAGTGACGCACGTCATTGTGTACGGCCCTCCGAAGTCTGGCAAAACTGCACTGGCTGCAGAGCTTGCACGCTACGGATACCGCCTGCACTGGCTGGATCTGGAGAACGGTCGCAAGACTCTACGCAATCCTACGATCTTGCCGCCGGAGTTTCGCAAGAACATTGACATCGCAAACATTCCGGATCACCAGAACTATCCGATTGCGATTCAAACCGTCAAACAAATCTTCAAAGATCCGACTCCGAAAAAGATTTGCTTCGCACACGGCGCAATCGGCTGCATTCACTGCAGCAAAGATCCGAATGCGCAGTTCACTACGGTTGACTTGCCGAAGTTCACTCGCCGCGACGTTCTGGTTTTGGATTCCCTTACGCAGCTTGGACAGTCGGCGATCAACTTCGCAGTCAAGAAGGAACTGGAGAAGCAAGGTGAAAACTACAAGTTCGAGTGGGACGACTACCGCGTGCAGGGCTACGCACTCGACAACGTGTGTGGCAAGATTCAGGTTGCACCGCTCAACGTCATCGTGCTCTCTCACGAAATTGACACGGAGAAAGATGACAAATCTCCCGAGCGTCTTGCGCCTGTCGCAGGGACACGCAATCACTCCAAGACAGTTGCGAAAAATTTCGACGAAGTTGTGTATACCTTCATCCAGAACGGAGCACACAAAGTCGCAAACTCCACCACGTTCAAGCCAAATGTACAAACCGGAGGCCGTACCGGAGTGCAGCTGGACAAGCTCCCTAAACCTAGCCTTCTTCCTTTGTTCCGCCCCGAAGCGTACGACGTTTTGATGGCAGGCAAGGAATTCAAAATTGACTGGGAAAAGGAAGGACTGTAATCATGGACATGCCTCAAGTTCAAATGCAAGTTCCCACAATTCCGATCGTGGAATCAAAGCCATCCAACCCCAAGGACAATGTCGGCTCTACGAAACTTCCTTTTCACTTGTGGCCGGAGACTGCAACCGCGCTCGGCTGTCTGGGACTTCTTGACGGAGAGCTGAAGTATGGACGCAGTAACTTTCGTGTTGTTGGCGTTCGCGCTAGCATTTATTATGATGCTTGCCGTCGGCATTTGGCCGCCTGGTTTGAAGGGGAAGCAGTTGATCCTGATTCCGGCGTTCCACATCTTGGCCATGCTCTTGCTTGCCTTGCCATCCTTGTTGAAGCCGAAGCCGCAGGGAATCTCAATGACGATCGAATGTTCCCCACGAACTACCGCGTCTGGATCAACACGCTGACGCCATATGTAACAAAGCTGCAGCAGAAGTATGCGGGCCGTCTGGCACCTGTTCACTACACCATTCGCTCGGAAATTCCGAGCAATCTCGGAGCACGCAGCGAGTAATCTGCGAGCATTCAACCTCAACTTTGTTTTTATTTGGAGTTAAACATGACTGATCTTTCCAAGAATGCCGTCTTTGGCGATGTTGATGACCTGCTGAATGCGACGATGGACGACCTTGACGGTCTGCCGCCGATGGCGATTCCTCCCACCGGCCTGTACACGTTGGAAGTTTCCATTTCGCGCGAACTGCAAAACGAAAAGGACGCGCTGGTTGCCAAGTACAAGGTGATCGGCGTTTCCGAAGTGGCAGATGAATCGGAAGCATCCGAAGTTGTAGTGGGCCAGCTGTTCCAGAACGGCACCTACACCAAGACCAAGGATGGTAAGGTCAACGAGTTCGGCATCGCTGCATTCAAGGACTCGCTGGTTCCCTACGCCAAGCACTTCTTTGGTGACGCTTACGGCAGCGTGAGCATCGGCCAAATCATCGAGAAGGTGAACGAACTGCAAATTGCTGCCAAGGTGATTCGCAAGCAGCGCAAGGGCGGTGCCGAGGACGACTACAACTTCCGCATCAAGGACGTCATCATTCTGTAATCCGGAAGGGTTCAGCTTTTGGGAGCTTCGGCTCCCTTCTTACTTTACTGTTCCGTGCGAGCAGTGAACTAAGGAGAACACCGTGGAAAGAAAACCAATACGCATCAAGTTCGCTGCGTCGCAAACTTTCTGGCTAATTAGCTGGGTTACAGAAGAAGAATACAAGAGTATTTTTCAGAGTGGAATGCTTGGAGTTTTTCCTGTTGCCTATGTTTGGCCAGAGAATTCTCACATTGTGTACGATTGCGAAGCAAGGCAATGGGTAACAGCTGAAACTTTGCATCCCTTAAATTCTCGTTTTATTTCCGCTGCGAAAGTAATGACGCAACAAGATCGTGTACGCGTGCATGCTCTGGTGCGCAAATGTCTTGCAACTGAACTTGACCTTGGAGAGAATGAATGAAGACTGTTGGCGTTTTTGGAACTGCTGAGTGCCGCAAGTTTGCACCGCGCTTGCAAGAAATGCTTGCGGGATTTAACGTCAAAACTGCATTTGGTACGTTCACCCACGCGGCACAAGTCTGTGCAATGATCCACAAGATGAAGTTGGATTCCGTCATCATCACAGACGGAGCACTGCTCAAGTCTATGCTGGATTTGATTCCTGATTTTCGCCATCCACGCGGGAAGAACGGAGTCGAACTGAAACTTTCACAAAACAATTACCACGGTACATTCGTCAAGTACGAGGCAGCGTGGACTGGTGCGGCGCACGATTGCGACGTGCTGTTCCTGAATCCGCTGCAGCATCTTGTGACTGTTCCAGAGGCGCCGTTCATTTTCAAGCGCTTCATTTCCAAGATCACTAAGCCGGGCAACTGGCTGGCACAGCCTCAATTTAACTGGGAGATTATTGATGACAGCAATTGTGACGACGTTCGGTTTGCTGCTTTGTTGCGCGATGTGGATGACAGTGTCCTTACTGCTGTTGACATCGAAACCGAAAAGGATTGTCCACTGCGTATCATTAATTGCGTCGGTTATTACTACCTGCGCGCTGATGGCACTACTCATGGATTGGTTCTCCCTATCAAGTCAATGCGCGCCGTTCTCCGGATGCGTGCGCTGAATGAAACTCGCGCTCCCAAAGTGATGCAAGGTGGAACTTATGACGCTGTCTATTTCCTTCGGTACGGGTGTCCTCCTAACAATTGGTTGTATGACACTTCTAACCTGTTCCATGCATGGTATGCAGAGCTCCCGAAACGCCTTGATTACATCACTGCTTTCAGTTGCCGGTATATTCGCTATTGGAAAGACGATTCAACTTCCGGAGGCAGTTACGAATACTACCAGTATAACGCTCGCGACGGTTGGGCAACGCTCTGTGCTTGTATTTCCCTCCTCAATGAAATGCCGGATTGGGCGCGACAAAATTATGTGCGAGAATTCCCGCTGAATTTTCCGTGCATCCACATGGAAGTTGACGGACTTGCAATTGACGAGGAAGAATTCAAGCGCCAACGTGCAATTGTTGAAGCTCGTGCAGAGGCCTCGCTCGCTAAACTGCGCAAGTGGATTCATCCGGACTTCAATCCTCGTTCATCTGAACAGTGCAAGCGACTTCTTTGGGTGCTTGGCTACCGCAACCGTGACGGTGAAGTGGATTCCAGCGATGAAATGACAATGAAGCTGGCGGGTGCAGAACACCCGCTGTCAGCGCTGATATGCGAAGAAATTCTGGAGTATCGTGGACTCGTCAAGTTGCTGTCCACTTACATGAATCCGGAAATGTTCTGGAACAATCGGCTGCATTCTCGCTTCAATCCAAACGGCACAGAATCTGGCCGCTTCTCTGCAAGTGAGTCTAGCTACTGGTGCGGACTTAACGTGCAGACGATTCCATCCGAGAACGCGTGGGCTGTGAAGTCGTGGATCGTTGCAGACGAAGATCACGAACTCGGAGAGGGCGATTACTCTCAATCCGAGGCTTACTGTGTGGGCTATCTTTCGGGATGCCAGTCGCTCATGGATCTTCTCAACTCCGAAAACGACTATCACTCTTGGAACGCTTCGGCGTTTTTCGGAATTCCTTACGAGGAGATCTACGACAATGTCGCGCAGAAGCAGCTTAACAAGCCACTGCGTAACCTGTCGAAGCGCGTTAACCACGGCAGCAATTACAACATGACAAAGTACATGCTGTATCTTACGATGGGGCCGAAGAACGTGGCAGAAGCAAAGCGCCTTCTGAAGCTCAGAGAGTCCATGTCGATGCTTGACGTGTGTCAGTATTTGCTGGATCGCTTCGTGCTTGCGTATCCGGAAGTCAAGCGTGAGTGGTATGCAGACATCAAGCGTACTATCTCCATCACGAAAAAGCTGGTGTCCCCTCTGGGCTGGACGCGTTACTTCTTCGGCGACGTGATGAAAAACAAGAACGATTTCAACTCTGCAGTTGCACACGGCCCGCAGAACCTGTCTGTTCAGATTCTCAACGAGCGACTTATGGCAATTTTCCGTGACATGCTTTTCGGCAAACTTCGTGGAGTTATCCGCCTCAAGGCGCAGATTCACGACTCGATCTTTTACGCGTACCGGAAAGAGCACAGGGATTGGGCTCCTGAGTACGTCCGCAAAATGATGGAGAATCCTGTCAAAGTGCGGGACATCAAGGGGGTACAGCGTACCATGCTGATTCCTCCTGACATGAGCTATGGCGAACGTAGCTGGTACAAGCTGAAGTGAGGACACTATGATTGCAGAAAAAGTTTTTATTGTCAGTCGATACCAGGACGAGCTGGACAAGATGCAACACAAGCTGATTGCACTCAGAATTGTGGATCGTATGCCCACGCGCATACTTGTGGGGGCTCCGCAGGATTGGATAGACCGGCAATTTCGTGGAGTGCGGTCTGGAGTAATCTTCTTAACTTCAGATGTCGAACATTGGAAGCCGCCCGCAATTTACACGCAAGGCAGAGACTTTACAACATTTGTGATGCACGTCTAACAACAAGCAGGAGTACCATGTCTTCCAAGTTTCACTATCCACTGTTCGACGCGTACTTCAAGTATGTTGAACACACCGAACCTCCGATGATGTTCCATCGTTGGAGTTTGTTACCTGCATTAGGAGCTTGGCTGGGCAGGCAATACTACTTGCCGTTTGGCGATTTCCGGATCTTTCCCAACATGTACGTCATGCTCATGGGTGATCCGGGAACTCGCAAGTCTACCGCAATCAAATTGGCGCGCAAGATCATTTCAGACGCAGGTTATTCTACGTTTGCAGGTGACAAGACATCCAAAGAAAAGTTCCTCATGGACTTGGCTGGTATGGATGATGACACTGGAGAGAAGAAGCGCGGTGACACCACTGTCAATTCCCTCATGATGGAGAATCTGTTCGGCAGTGGAACAGGTGGGCCAGCGCGAGAAGTGTTCATTGTTGCTGACGAATTCAACGAGTTCATGGGCAACGGCAATTTGGAGTTCATTTCTTTGCTCGGTTCGCTCTGGGATTGGGACGACGAGAATCGTCCGTTTGAGCAGCGGTTCAAAAATTCCAAGTCAATCCAGATCTACCAGCCTACGATTTCCTTGCTCGGCGGCAACACTCACGCAAACTTTGCAGCGTGCTTTCCTCCGCAGTCGATCGGGCAGGGATTCTTGTCGCGCCTGTTGCTCGTGTTCTCAGAGCCGTCCGGAATCAAGATCACGTTTCCTCGCAAACCTCCCGAAGAAGTCAAGGCTGCGCTGGTAGATTCCTTGGTGAAGATTCGTGGAGAAGTGCACGGAGAAGCTCGCATTGAGCCTGCAGCAGAGCGTGCGCTAGACTACCTGTATCGCAGCTTCAAAGGTCTGGAAGACATGCGGTTCCAGCATTACTCCACTCGTCGCTTCACGCACCTCTTGAAGTTGTGCATGTTGTGCGCAGCTGCTAGGTGCTCAGTCTCAGTATCTGAAGAAGACGTTGTGCTTGCTAATACAATGCTGAGTTTTGCAGAGCACCGGATGCCGCGCGCACTTGGCGAATTTGGCAAAGCAAAGAACGCAGACGTCTCTGACAAGATTATTGCGCTGCTTGCAGACGCGCCTGCAGGTGAAGTCGTGAAAGATTCTGACATCTGGAAGCGAGTCTCCACAGATTTGGAGAACGTGGAAATGATGCAGAAAATTCTGCAGAACCTAATCATGGCACAGAAGGTGCAGTGGGTGGGTGCTGTGGGAAACAGCCGGGGTGGTTACACGATTGTGAAGAAAGTCCTCAAAACATCGGCACAATACGTTGACTATTCCCTTTTGATTGAAGCTCCTGACAACCTGAAAGGCATGTGATGATTTTCCACAGCAACCCCAATCCCAACCAGCCGTATCGTGACGTCACTCGCAACGACATCTTGATGCTGATGACTTCGCGTTCGTTCTACGAAGTCTACGCAATGTTCCCGCGAACTGCAGAAGTTCCTGTTGCGCAGTTTGATTCTGTCTCGCCGCAGCACGCGGCACTTGCGCAGCTGGCAAAAAATCTCATCACGGAAGAATGCGTGAATGAGCCAGTCACTGGACTGCTGCCTGCGCTGGAGCGTTACATCGCAAACCCTTCACGAGAAAACGCGCTGGCTGTTGTCGACGGTGGCATCGACACTGTGTATGTGATTCTGCAGCTTTTCCACATGCTGGAGCTTCCGTTCGAGGCTTCGTTTGCAGAAATCCACGCCAACAATCTGCAGAAGATTCAGTACGGCGAGGACGGAAAGCTTTCCAAGCGCGCAGACGGCAAACTGATGAAGCCGGAAAACCATCCCAAGCCTGACTTGGCGGGAGTTTTGGAAGAGCATGGCAACGTGCTTGCATACCAGCGTGGCCAGTTTGGCGCCGACAACTGGAAGGAAGGAGAAGTCAAGTCATGAGCAGCGCGCTAGAAAAGCGATTCACAGAGCGCCTGGCAAAAAACCAGTGGCATACCTACAAAGACGACAGCACAGGGCGCGTTGTGACGAATGCCTACGAAAGTGAACTCCCACTCATAGAGCAAGCGACCGGCCTGAAGTGCGAAATCGTGCGGACCTTTGGAGCCATCAAAGGCAAAGGAAAGGCGGTTGCTATTGGCCCCGCCCCCCAGCAGGCCACGTCCCTTCCTTTTTCAGTTGTTGTTAATCCGTCGATTGCGCCGGGGGAAGCTGTTGCAAAACTGGATGGCAAGGAAGTTGGGCGAATCGTCAACATCGACGCCAAGCAGGCCACGCCTGAGCCGGTGGGGGAGCCTCTGGGATACCAACGCATCTTTGACGCCATCCGGGCCGCAACAACTACACCTTATGCGGGAACTGTCGAAGTGTCCGTCAGCAAGTTCCTACAAGCCATCGGCGGCAACATCTACACCCGCCCCGCGCCGGGCGTGCCTGATGATGCGGAAGTTGATCGCCTTCTTTCCACGCCCATCCCTGGCGGGTCCGCTGCCCGTGATTGGTTCTTGCCACATGGGACACAGAAAGGACTGGCGAACGTCCGTGACGTTGTGCGGGCCATTCTCGCCGCCGCCCAGGCGAAATCTTAAACCGTAAAGAAAAATCCCCCAAGGAGGAAACTCCAAGGGGGATTTTTTACGTCTGTGCTTTTTACTCTGCTGGCGGAATTTGAACCTGCGACATTGCATCAAGTCCAGAACTTTGTGGCTGCTCTGCTGCCAAGTGGATGTTGCGGTAGTCTGGCAACTCTTCTCCTCCAAGCAGCACTTGAATGCGCTGAGAATAGCGATCGCCAAGTTTCTGCGTAGTCTGGTTCACCACGGAACTGTTAGCGTCTCGCATCCAGCGCTGCATGGCTTTCGAGAACTGCTGCTGAGTTCCGCCAGAAGCTGCGTAGCTTTCCAGGAAGCCTTGCATTTCTTCGTCACTGGGAACTTGATTGTTGTACAGCCGAGTCTTGACTGCCATGCCGAGGCGCTCAATCCGTGCTTGATCTTCCAACTTGTACTGCGCATTGCGGTACATTTGGTTGATCGCGATTGAAGTGTCAAGCGGCTTAGCAC